TATTGTTGTACATTAAATTATTAGAAGTCATTAATGTTTGATTAATTTTTACCTTTACAGCATTTACTAATGCTTTTACTGTTGTAGGTGTACTTTCTGCAAACACCGAAGTATTAAATAAAAGTATGCTAGTAATCAACACCCCTACTAAGAAACCTTTTAACTCTTTAAAATACTTTTTCATAAACAAATTCCTCCTTTAATTTCACAATTCAATTGTAATATATTGTAAACAATTTTACAATTAAATATGTATTAAAAGAGGAATTAATATTTATTAATTATTAAATTATTTTACTTAGTAATTTTTCTTCTAATATCTTTTCTATATTATCGAAATCCCAATACCAAATTTCTAAAAGTTCAATACCATGTTGTTTAGCATAATCTCGTTTCCTACGGTCATGTTCTTGTTGTCTTTCAAAATCTTTTTTATTTTTATGAAATCCTTTAACATATTTTTCATGTTGTTTCCCCTGAAATTCTATAAGAATATTATAAGGTGTTAATAAATAAAAATCATATGATAAATTATTTCCACCTAAACCTATCAAACCTTCAAATTCTTTTTGAGGTATATAACCAATAAAATTATATTTATTTAACCAATCTGTTATCTTATTTTCTCCTAAAGATTTATTACATTCAGGACATCCAATTCCAGTATTTCTACTATATATTGCAGACATCCATTCATGACCACAATCTTTGCATTTCCACCATACTTTATATTTAGCATTTGGACAATATTCTTGTGGTTTCTTTTTATTTTTATTATAATCCCATTCTTCACATAATTTTGGATTACATACGGCTAAATTGTAATCATCCGAAGGCAATTTTCCTCCACAATATGGGCATCCTCTTCCTTGATTTCTATTATTAATTGTAGCTTTCCATTCATGACCTCTATCACATATCCACCACACACTTTTACTACTATTGGGCATATAATCTCTAGGTAAATTTTTGTTCTTTTTATAATTCCATTCTTTAGTTAGTTTGGGATTAATTGTTTCTAAATTAATTTCAAAAGTAGAAACTTTTCCTGCACAATAAGGACAACCATTTCCTTTATTGCGATTTGATATGGATGCTTCCCATTCATGACCTTCTCTACATTGCCACCAAACCTTTCTATTAGTTCCACAAGTAACATCATTAGGAGTTAACTTCCCATTCTTAGTAGGATGCCATTCTTTTGCAAGTTCAGGATTTTTGATTGCTAAACAGTTTGATAATCCTACTTTTTGTCCACAACAATATGGACAAATTTGTCCATTAGATATACTACCCCACGTTGCTTCAAAAATCTCTTCACAACCTTTTTTTAAACATTTCCATTGAAGTTTTTTATGATTGCCTTTATATTCGTCACTAATCAATTCAAAAGGCTTATTATTTAATTTACACCATAATTTAATATTTTGTATTGAATATGGATTTATAATGGCTACTTTATGTGGAAAACTTCCTAATTTAAATCTCTTAATATCTGTAAAATACACATATCCATTATCATCTATTAGAGTAAACTTACCTAAATTATCTTTATTAAAATCTAATATTTTAAATCCAAAATTTAAAATAACTTTTGATGATTCTATATTACTCTTTTCTAACATATCTTGATAAATTCCCGATTCGATTTTTGACTTTTCCCAACTTCCAAATTCATTAATATAAGTTTGATAATGTGGTAATCCGTTTTTTCCACGAAAATCACCTATTACAAAATCATTGTTTTTTATATATTGTTGTTTCATAATATTTATTAATAATTCCCTAGTAAATTTTTTCTTTCCCATCCTCATATCTCTCCCTTGCCAAATTTATATAATCTCTCCTTGCTAAAATTAATCACGGGGAAATGGCAAGGTCACTTATCAATATACAAAAGTTTCGAACCTTCTGTATATCTATCCCCGTAAAACTTATTAACCAACATTCTCATAAGTCTTAATAAACTCATCAGAACTTAATACTCTAATGTCTTCAAATTGATGTAATCCACTTCTAAAATCATTACTAACTAAATAATCCGCACACCCTTTAATGGCACACTTTAAAAACATCTCATCATATTTATCATTTAATGGAACTACATTTACTTCAGAAGTATTCACAGAAGTTCCATAATAAAACAAAATCATTAAATCTTTAAGCATCTCTACTTGCTCATTTTTATCTTCAATATTATGTCTAACAAAATTCTTCATCACATATACTAATTCACCTATAGTTTCCTGTGAAAATAAAAGTTGTATTTTTCTTTTGTCTATCAAGTCCATTATTGTAATAGTCGAAGATATGTCATCAAAGAACCATCCTTTGATAAATATATTTGTATCTACTACAACTTTTGGCTTATTTTTCATAACGCTTAATCCCCAAAGATTTTCTTATTTGTTCTTCTGTCAATCTTTTATCTTTTATTGCCTTTTGAGCAATTCTTCTTATGTTAGACATTACATTTAATTCCTCATCTTCTCTTTTAATAGCCATTTCCATCTTAATCACTCCCTTACTTATATATGGAGTTAATCTTTTAGCTCTTACACCAGCAATACCTCTTCGATTAATACCTCTACGTTTAATCATTCTAGACATATTGATGCTCCTTTATTATAGTTTTAACTGCTCTAAAAATTTCTCATGAGCTTCTTCTATAAACAAATCCTCACATCTTATTTTAGCGTATCCGCTAAATCCAGCGTTCCAGCCAAATAGAAGTATATCTGACCATTTTAATTGCAATTTATCTTCCCATAAATCTTGAAGACTATTAATCTCATCAACCTTGGTTATTTCTCTTTGTTTCTTTCTCTCAAGATTCTGTTCGGTTCTATCCATTTTGAACACCCCTTTATTTATGTATAGGTAATATTTACCTTACAATACATATTATAAAGGGATAGGTTGAAGATGTCAATACAAAAGTTAAAAATAATAAACAAATTTATTATTATAATAACCCAAACGTTTATTCATCAAACTTGTCAATCTTTTTAATCTTTGCAGAAACTATATTACATCTATCTTTTCTTATCTCATCAATTACTTCAGTTGTTTTAACTGAACTTTTTGTTGACACAACCAAATCAACTTTAAAAATATTATTATTTTCTACAATATATTCAGATTCATCTTCACGAAAGAAAAATACAAATTCATTTGAATGTTCATCATCATAAAATATATCTTCTACTTTTAAATTTAATACTCTTGCTATTTTTAAACAGACTGAAATAGAAGGTTCTCCTTTACTATTGACAACATTAGAAATTGTACCTTTATTTAATCCTGTTTTTTCAACTAACCAACTTTGCTTTATGCCTTTGGTTTCTAATATTTCGTTTAATCTAGTACGCAATGCCATCTACTCATCCCTCCATATAATCTAATTATACTATAATTCCTTTATGTATTAAATACTTGTTATTATATGGAAAGGACATGCACAAATTTAATTATACTAAATTTATATGATATGTCAATAGAAATATTCCTTTTGAGTATAAAAAATTTCTTAAAAGGAATATTTCTTAAATTTACTAACATATATTGTAAATCATACAAAATAATGCTAAACTAATAACGGGTTGAGCATTCCCACCAAATCTTAGTGTCGAGGCATGCACCACATGCTTTTGTTAGCTTGAGAATACACTAAAGAGGAGGTAACTGTCTATGGGTTCAATTATTTTAGCACTGACATCCTTGTTATTGTTAGCTTTTCTGTTTGTTTTCACTGGACTAAACAAAAACTCTACTGTTCAACAATATGAGACTTCGTTCTCATTGGGAAAAGTGTTTAACATCTGTTTAAAAGTTAGCAAAGAAAAGACCACCAAAGTTTTAAACTCTGATGGCTTTCCTAAACCCTAAAAAATATGCTCATTTTCAAGGAGTGACAGCTCCTTGATTTAACTGTCTATATGTATTATATCACTATTGAATAATATTATTCAATATATTTTACAAAAATTGCTAAAATTTTTAGTATGACTAATTATTTTATATTTTAAAGGGATTGATTAAAATCTCTCTTTAACTGATTAACTTTCTATATTTTGCGGTTAATTGAAATTTAATATAGTCATATTTGAATCCTAAAGCAACCAAAGCTGTAACTATAGTCTCTGCTTCATCAACTAATTTTAATATGTTATTTTTAACATTTTAGGATAATAATCCTCAAAGGCTTGTAAGTAATGTTCTATCCAGAGTTTAACACATTCTTCTTCGTCATCAAGAATTAGTCCTACATACTCACTAGGAGAATTAATATACATATCATAAAGATAAAATAAGATTACATCATACTTAACAATTTGAGTTATATTATTTTCTTTAGATAATTCTATTCTCAATTTTGTTTTATAAATTTCAAATAGTTTTAGTAAATTTTCCTTATATTTTAGAACTTCATTGTTACTGGGAACAAAATATCCATTTTCATCATCATAATCTTCTAATGAAAAGTTCAAAATATTTAAGTTTATATCTAATACATTGGTCATTTTTTACACCTCATATACTTTCACTTCTCTTTTATAAATATATGTTTCAATTCCATTTATTTTACACCACATCTTAAAATCATCACTTATTATATATGTACAAAAAACAACTCTATCAAAGACTTTAGATTCTTTATATTTTAATAACTGTAATTTTGTATCATCAAATTCTTTATATTTTTTTAATTCTATACAAATCATATTACCATTTATATCAGTTCCTAATAAATCAATCCTACCAAAGTCATATGTAACTTCTTTATTTATAATTTTAATGTTATTAAAGTACCCAATATTAAATAATTCATCTCTCATCTCTGATTCAAAGTCAAAACTTTTACTTTCACATTTATATGATTCAAAATCTGAATTTAAAGTATAGTTAATAATATCAACAATATTTTTATATTGATTGATATTTAATGTTTTAAAATTGATTTTACTCAACCATATGTTGAGACATTTAATATTAAGACAAATCATAGTTTGAGTACCACCAACTGTCATAATTTGTTGTTTTAAAATATACTTACTTAATAATGGGTCTTTTTGAATACTTTTTGATTGATTAGTAAATTGTCCCCTACTTAATCCTATCTGTTCACAAATTCTTTTACATATGACAAAATAATCATTGTCATGTTTTATAATACAATTTTCTGATATCATAATAAGCCATCTCCTTATAATTTTATTTTTTTAACAAAGGAAGCATAGCTTTTCGACAATGACAATATTGTCTATCCTTATTTCTGCTCTTTATATAGTGGAAGTATGAGCAATACTTATCAGTGCTTTTAGCAACCTATCCTTGCGCTTTATTGCACAAAAAAGAGCACCTAAAATTAGATGTTCTCTGTTCTGTAATAAATTTATTTAATATTTTAAACTTTGTTAAAAATCTAACCCTTCTACCACAATAAAAATATTTGCATGAAAAGTTAGTTTTATTGGTGTTTTTCTTCACTTTTTTCTAAATGTACTTTTAATTTATCTAAGTCTTTCCATTCTCTTTCTTTTGCTGATAAATCATTATAAATCTTATACATCTCCGCAGAACTCCAACCCATTATTTCAATTATAAAGTCTGAACCAAGTCCTAATCTTGTTAAATATGTTACTATGTAATGTCTTAGGCAATGTGGATAAAAATCTACATCTAAAAACTTTTCCCATTTCATTATCCAACTTCTTATTGTTTCAACCTGTGCTGGTTCTCCATCCTTCTTAATAAAAATAAAATCATGTTGTTTATTATTTTTTTTCATAATTTTTTCACGTTCTATTAACCAATCTTTATAATATGGTAAAAAAATATCTTTAATTAAATATTTTTGCTGAACCTTTCCCGTTTTTGTACGACCTTTTGTTTTTATTGGTTTAGTTGTTTCTAAAAACATATCATCAAAAGCAGTATTGTTTTCATCAATTATATTAATTGTAAATCTTAACCACTCACTAATTCTTGCTCCACTTGATATAGCCAAAGCTAATAAACAAGCCTCTTGTGGTTTATTTATAGTATTTTTTAAAAAATCTAGTAAATCATTAACTTGCTTTTCTGATAATATAGTCTTTTCTCTAGCTGGACTTTTAGGCATACTTTCTATAGCTTTTAATATTATGTTTCTGTAATGAGGGTATTCCTCATCATAGAATTTCTCAATAAACTCTGATATTTGACTTAATGCAGACCTCACTCTACCAAATCTTGCAGAACTCCATTGCAATTCTTCTACGGCAAAACTAAAGAAATCTGCAAATTCTATTTTTTTTATTTCTGGGAAAAACTTATTTTTATTATTGAGTAAATTCCATACAAAGAAAATATTAAGGTCACTAAAATATCCATCTATTGTCTTATCGGAACATCTGGTGTTCTTTTCTTTCAAAAATCTTTCCATTAGTTTTGTATTTTCTATGTTAACTTGTTTCAATAATTCTGGACTTGTAATCACTTTTTTAAAAGTTTTTCTTGGCATTGTTAACCCACTTCCTTATTGTTATTATCTATATAAAAGTTTTCACTTAATTTCCAATCAAAAAGAGGATATTTTTCAATCCTCTTACTTACCATGTTTGCAGGTTATTCCATATCCAATACCCTTCTTGCTCATTTTCTCAACATAATCATTATATTCTTTACAATCACCATGTTCCGAACATTTTCACAAAATGCCGATTCATGAATTTTATTTTCTTTTCTCTTAACCTTCAAATCAGGATTATTTTTACTCTGTTTTCCTGCTGATTTATTACCCTTAGATTTACCCATTTCTATCACCTACTTAAAATTAATCACTCCAATATATTAAATTTTATATTATACAATACTAACCAACCAAAGTTCCTTTAACGCTTATATTCGCACCTTCACCTGCTATTGCAGATAATCTTGTTCTAAATTTACTCAATCCTGTTAAATTAACTCTGTATATTTCACCACTTGCAGTTGTTTGACTTGCTGTTGCTCCAGAAGTCACATTAGTACATAAACAAGCAACATAATTACCGCTAATTCCTGCACCTTCAAACACTACAGTCCTAGAATCACTTGTTCCTGTTATTTCAAATACTAAAGTGATTGAATCGTCATAATTAAAAGTGATTGCCAGTTCTGTACCATTGCCTGTTTCTATGGCGGCATTTTGAAAGGTATGTTGTTTTATTACACTCATATATAAATCCTCCTTTATATTTTATTGGTTAATGAATTTAAAATTTTATATTAAATTTTTATATAATTAAATGGATTAACCCATTTATTTCCGTATCTATGTTTTAACACTTCATAAGACCTTCCCACGATTATTATAATAATCTAGGATAAATCTTTAGTATGATTAGGTATAATCTATCTACTCAACAATTCGATTTCTTATAAATCAATTTAAACGCCTGTTTTTCATTATTTATTCACTTTTCAATGAAAGAGACATTTTGTGTGGATTTTTGTGTAAAAAATAGGAGAAAAGGCTAGAAAGCCTTTTAGCTTGTCGTTAACCTTTTCTCCTATGTAAGTTTATTTAATTTCTTATTCTACAATTTCAACTTTTTTATTGTGTTTCTTTACTTCTAAGTCTTTCCACTCAAAATTCACAGGTTGAAATAGAACTTTTATCATTTCTAATTCAAGTTCTTTCTGTAATTCATCTAGAGCA